TACAGCTTCTTCAAAAGAATTAAATATACCTAAAGCAATATTCTTTCTATTAACACTAATGCGAGCTTGTCAATAGTTATTTTGCATCCCAGATTTCCAGTCACCATATCTATAATGCTTGCCAATTTTATCTTTCCATATCTTTCAATTGGGAACAATCTTTTTATTTGTTGAGCCTCGAAGAGGTTGATGCCTCGATCTCCAGGTTACAGATTAGGGTTTCTATACTGAAAAACGAAAACCAAGCATTTATTAATGGAGTCAAAAAACACCAAATAAACCCCTTGCAAATTTCTATATTCGAGTTACTATTATTTTAAATAGTTATTATAAACATTTTTCATAGGAGATTATTATGCAAGAACTTACTCAACAAGAACTTAAAAGATTATTTAAGTATGATTATGAAAAAGGTGTTCTTATAAGAAGAGCTACTAATAAAGTTGCTGGATCTTACATGAGGGGTTATTTAAGAATTTGTATTAAGTATAAAAATTATTTAGTTCATAGACTTGTTTGGCTTTATCATTACGGAAAGTTTCCATCTTGTCAATTGGATCATATTAATAGTAATCGTCAAGATAATAGAATTGAAAATCTTCGTGAATCTTCTTATATTGAAAATGCAATTAATGTTCCAAACAGATCTAATAATATTTCAGGAGTAGTTGGAGTATCACTGCATAAAGCATCAGGAAAATGGCAAGCTCGCATTAGTGTTAATAGAAAGAATATTGCTTTAGGTATATTTAATTCTTTTGAAGAAGCTGTAAAAGTTAGGTATGAAGCTGAACTAAAATTAAATTATCAGCTTTTAAATACTCGTTCTTCTGCAAAGAAATATTTAATAGAAAATAATTTATTATAGTAAAAACTCATTGTTCACAAATGAACAGTCATCCAGGCATGGAACAAATAAAAGTTACCAGACATTCAATTTGGGATTATAGAAACTGACTAGGCATTAAAGCAGTGAATAAGGTTTTAAATTAGGCCGGGCATCATATGATTGCCGTCAAAAGGTGTGAATAAGGATAATTAAGGTGCTATCACTTTTTCATTGCTTTTTCCACAATAAAATGTCACACTATTATAAGATATACCAAAAGGTTTACAAAACCAATATTAACTACCTACTAAGTTTCATTATGACAACCATTCTAAAAGAGCTAAAATCTCAGCACCGCAACATTATTCAAATGTCATTTAATGGCTATAAGAATAATGAAATCGCTGAGCGTCTTGGAATGACTCAGTCAACAGTATCAATTATTCTTCATTCACCACTTGGACAAGCCTACTTGAATGGTTTGCAAGATCGTGCACATGAAGCAACTTTAGATGTACGCAAAAAACTTGTAAGCCTCAACAAAGATGCACTTGACACTTTTTCACACTTACTCGACAAGAGTTCACGCAAAGCAGTTCCAGCAAGCGTCCAGTTTAATGCAGCTAAAGATGTTCTTGATCGCAATGGTTATAAAGCGCCAGATCGCTTGAACATTGATATGATGTTGCAAACTAAAACTGATGAAGAGCTCGATGCTGAAATAAATGCCATCGAAGCTGCAATAAACAAAACTATTAAAGGTAAAGGTCTTCCAGAGATTAATTCCTTTTCGACTAAGACAAACTCAACTGACCCTCCTTCACTTGATAAATCTAGTTCATTTGTTGTTGTTCCATCTGCCACAAGTTCTCCTGAATCAATGACCACCGCTAATGAAGCTGAATTTTCTCTGGAAGACTTTTTTGAATATTCAGATGCCTTAGAAGTTGATGAAGTTCCATTAATTGAAGATCCAAGTCTTTTGGACGATTTACCTGTTGATATTTTTCATTCTGGTAAGAGATAATAATGCTTGATATTTCATCACTTGATAGAGATAAAAAAGAGCAATATCTAAAACTTTTGCAGGCAAAAAATGTTCGAATTCGCCAAAATAAGATAACTCAATATTATCCAGAGGACGGACCACTTAGTAGACACAATTATCCTAAGCACATGCAATTCTTTGCAGCAGGCAATCAGTTTTCTGAGCGCTGTATTATGGCTGCAAACAGAATTGGTAAGAGCGAAGGTATCGGTGCTTATGAAACAACTCTTCATGCAACTGGAAGATATCCTAGTTGGTGGATTGGAAAACGTTTCAATAAGCCTGTATCAATTTGGGCTTGTGGAACAACTAGTACAACAGCCCGTGATATTGTTCAATTCAAACTTATTGGAAATCCAGAAGATTTTGGCACTGGACTTATTCCAGAAAAATACATAATAAAGACAACACCAAGAGCTGGTGGTGTACCTAATGCAGTTGATACAATTTTAGTTCAGCACATATCAGGTGGAATATCAAGAATTAAAATTAAGTCTTATGCTGAAGGTAGGAAATCATTTGAGGGTACTGAACAAGATTTAATCTGGCTGGATGAAGAATGTCCAATGCCGATCTATACTGAGTGTATAACTCGAACCATGACAACAAATGGTTTGATTATGCTAACCTTCACACCACTTGAAGGACTCACGGATACTGTTCTTCAGTTCATGCCAAATGGTAAGATTGAAGAAGTTCAAGAAGGAAGTAAGTTCCTTATTCAGGCAACTTGGGATGATGCACCACATTTAACAACTGAACAGAAAGAAAAACTCTGGGCAGCTTTACCTCCACATCAACGAGACGCTCGGTCGAAAGGTGTACCTCAACTTGGTTCTGGTGCAATTTATCCAATTTTAGAAAGTAACATCACCGTAGCTGATTTTGCAATCCCTGATCATTGGCTACGTTGTTATGCACTTGATGTTGGTTGGAAAAAGACTGCTTGTTTATGGGCTGCAACTGATCCAACTAGCCATATAACTTATCTTTACTCTGAGTATTATCAAGGTCAAGCTGAACCTATAATTCATGCAGAAGGAATTAAGGCCAGGGGAGTATGGATACCTGGAGTTATTGATACGGCTGCTCATGGAAGATCACAAGTAGATGGTAAAAATGTTTATCAACTATTTACTGATGTTGGACTAGATCTTGAAAATGCTGATAAAGCAATTGAAGCAGGTCTTTATACAGTTTGGCAAATGCTTAGTACTAATAAAGTAAAAGTTTTTGCTTCTCTAGTTAATTGGTTTTCAGAGTTTAGAATTTATCGCAGGGATGAAAATGGCCAAATTGTTAAAGATCGCGATCACTTGATGGATTGTACTCGATATTTAATTATGTCTGGACTTAAACGAGCAATTGCTAAACCATATTGGGAATTTCAGGCCTGGGAAGAAAGTGATTTATACAACGCTCAAGAAACAAATCACGTTACAGGATATTAACTAATGGCAACTAATTACGAATTTCCTGTAGACGAACTGGCTAATCCAGGCAATCCATCTACACCTATGGCGAATGCTATTATTGCCAATCAATCAGTACAGGTATCTCCAGGTGTGACTGGAAATCTTCCTGAAGACGAACAAACTATTATAAATGGCCAAGTTCCTTTTTGGGCAACTGAAGAACCAGTAGAAGATATTATTGCACCAATAACATCTGATCCAGTTACAACTGCATTAGTTGAAAAAGAAGCTCTTCGTGCTGAAGCAGTTGTCTTAATCACCAATCTCGCTGATAGACAATCTAAAGAAGTAATTTCTGATCTGACGACTAAAGTTCTTGAAGGTTATAAAACTGATCTTGCTAGCCGTAAAGAATGGTCAGAACTCAATGAGCAAATCATCGACCTTGCAAAACTTTTAGTAAAGAAGAAAGTTTACAATGGTGAAGTTGTAGCGAATGTTAAGTATCCTTTAATCATTAATGCCTGTATTCAGTTTGCTGCTCGTGCATATCCTGAACTCATTAAAGGTAATGAAGTTGTCAAAGGCAAGGTAATTGGAACTGATCCAAATAACCTTAAGTTTGATAAAGCCTCACGAATTTCTAAATTCATGTCTTTCCAGCTTCTGTCACTAATGGAAGATTGGGAAGAGGGTGTTGATCAATTACTTTTTACTCTCCCAGCAATTGGATGTGTTTTCAAAAAGAGTTACTTCAATTCAATTGAACGAAAGTCTATATCTCAAATTGTCTTTGCTGATGATTTAGTTGTAAATTATTTTACTGAATCACTTGAAAGGGCTCCAAGAGTTACACATAAAATCTATTTGTACCATAACGAAATAGTTGAGCGCATCAATTCTGGAATATTCATCCAATTTGATATTAAGGAACTTGGCCAAGCTACCAGTGATAAGACTGCCGATATCGATGATGAAACTCCACATTTGTTTCTTGAACAACATAGATGGTACGACTTAGATGGTGATGGTTATCAAGAACCATATGTAGTAACTATCCATGAGCAATCACAAAAGTTAGTTCGAATATCTCCTAGATTTGCAACTGATGGAATTATTAGAGCAAACAATGCTGCTGGAACGATTGATCCAAATGGAAAAATTGTTAAGATAATACCTGAACAGTATTTTACTAGATTCATTTTCATGCCTGCTATTGATGGTGGGTTTTATGGTATGGGTTTTGGCTCACTTTTGATGAGTAGTAACTCAGCCATAAATACTGTCATTAATCAGCTTCTTGACGCAGGAACATTATCAAATCGACAGTCTGGATTTCTTGGTCGTGGTCTCAAACTCGGAAGAGGAAAATCAATTCAAGTAAAATCAGGTGAATGGAAACCAGTCGATGCTACTGGTGATGATCTGCGAAAGAATATTTTTCCAATGCCTGTACGTGAGCCAAGTAATGTTTTATTCCAGTTACTTGGACTTATGATCGAAAGTGGGAAAGAACTTGCAGGCATGACAGAAATTCTTGCAGGTAATTCTCCAGGTGCAAATGTTCCAGCTGAATCAGTCCTTGCACTTATTGAACAAGGTTTACAAGTCTATAGTGCAATTCACAAACGTTTATATCGTAGTCAATATAAAGAGTTTAGCAAGTTACGTCGACTTAATGCTCTTTATCTTGATCAGATGACTTACAGCGTTGTTCTCGATGATCAGAATGCAATTGTTCAATCAGACTTTTCTAGTTCAGATTTCGATGTAGTTCCGGTAAGTGATCCGAATAGTACTACAATGATGCAGAGACTTCTCAAAGCTAAAGCTATGCTTGAGTTGCGTGGGCAAGGATTGAATGATCAAGAAATATTACGACAATATTTACTTGCACTTGATATTGAAGATATTGAAAGGTTCATGCCTGCTGAAGATGATTCTGATCCAGAAAAAGAATTAACTCTTCAGAAGCTTCAAGCTGAGATAGCTGAGTTAATGGCAAAAGTTGATAAGATGAATGCAGAAACTCAGAAAACTTTAGCAGAAGTTCCTAAAGCTCAAATTGAACAGCAAGAAACTATTGAAGGTATGGATAATGATAAGATTAAGTTAGCCCTTCAAGATAAGCAAATCTCTGGACAACTTGAACTTGGAAGAAGTCAACAAAGTTTAGGTAAGGCTCCAGGTGGGTTAAAAGAAAGTACTATGAAACGAGAATATGGAATGAGTAGTAATAATCAAGAGGAATAATATGGATACTACTGATGAATTAGAAAAAAAGAAGAAAGGCACATTTTCTTTCTTACGTACAATTGGACTTGATTCAAATAAAGAAAAAACTCCAGATAAAAATGTTTTTTATGCTGGAAATGTAGCAACTATTGCAAAGAATAAAAAGAAAACATTAGATGAAATAACACAAGATTAGAAGAATTTAAAGGAGCTTAAATGATGGAAACTTATCAAGAAAGAGTTGTAACTGAGCAAAAAGAACTTGCAGAAAAGATTATTAAATTAATTACTTTTATTACAACTATTGATAATTTAAAAACTTTAAGTGAATTTGAATTAAATGCATTACAAAGACAGCTTTGGGCAATGTTAGATTATGATAGGACTTTAATAGATCGAATTCGTAAATTTTTAGAGGAATCAAAATGATCTCAGCAGAGCAATTCCAAGAGTGGAAAAATCATCCAGTTACAAAAGAACTATTTACTGAACTTAAGAAAGCTCGTAAAGAACTTATAGATCAGTTAGCTTGTGGTGCTACTATTGGTTCCGCAGAATTTACACATGGTTCTACTAATAGAATAGTAGGTCATATAGAAGGATTGAATCAGTTATTGAATATATCTTTTGAAGGTGATTCAGTAAATAATGATGTTGATACAAGAAGCGGATATTAAGTATCTGTAATAACAATTATTTAAAAGGGTAATAATTATGAGCGAACAAAACATTAATCAATCAGGTATCATTCCAACTGGTGGGCATTTGCTTGTACTTCCTGAAAAAGTTGAAGAAAAGACTGCTGGTGGTATTTACATTCCTAAAACAGCTCAGGATAAAGAACAACAAGCAGCTACTGTTGGAAGATTAATTGCTATTGGCCCTGGTGCATGGACTGACATTGATGATGGTATGCCTTGGGCAGTAGTTGGAGATAAGATCAGTTATGCACGTTATTCTGGTGTAGCTATGACTGGAAAGGATAACGAATCTTATGTATTGATTAATGATAATGATGTACTAGCTAAGTTACTTTTTTAAATGAGGGTTATTATGTCCGAAGAATTTGTACAAGATATAATTAGTGCAACAGAGAATAAAAGTTCTTCTACAGCCACAGTTGCAACAGGTGATAAGGCCGGTTCTACTGTGGAGATTGCTTCTGGAGATGATCAATCTTCCAATCAAACTAAATCCATTACTGGTAATGCTGATTCTGATCAAACCAAAGCTAATCCTACTGTAGAAGAACTTGCTGCTCAACTTGGTTGGAATAAAGATCATCAAGGTGAAGATGCTGTAGATGCAGTTACTTATATTCTGAGATCGAAAGATATTCAGAAATCAATGAGTAAACATAATAAAGACTTGAAAGAGAATCTTAATGTAGTTCAGGCATCTGTAAATGCTTTAAAGGAACATAATGAGAGAGTGTATCAGGCTGAAGTTAAAAAACTTCACTCTGAGATAGTTACTCTTAAGAAAGAGCGACGGTCGGCGGTTGAACTTGCTGATGTTAATAAAGTAGAAGAGTTGGATGCACAAATTGAAGAGAAGCAAAAAGATATTAATGCACCAAAAGTACAAAATACTAACAACTCTGAAAGTGTTGAAAATCCTGTTTTTGACGAATGGGTTAAGGATAACGATTGGTACTTGAATGATCAAACTATGGCGCAGTATGCAGAGAATGTAGCACAGAATTATATTGGTGCTCCGCTTGAAAAAATTTATTCGTTAGTTAGGCAAAAAGTGCAAGAAGTTTTTCCTGAAAAGTTTGCATCAAAAACAACTAATACTGCAACTACTGTAAGCAATAAACCAATTGGGCCTGTTTCACCAGTTGATGGAGCTACAAATAATAAAGGCGCTACTGGTTCGTTTACCAAATCAGATCTTACACAAGATCAAGTTAATATAATGAACCAATTTGTTCGTGGTGGCATTATGACTGAAGAACAATATATTAATGATATTGCAAAGATGCAAGGAGATTAAAAATGGATTCTCAAGAAGCTAAAATAAATGCAATTATTGATATTATGCTTGATGGAATATTAAGAGAAACTGATAATACTAAAAGAAAAGTTCTTGTTGAAGAATTTCAGATATTTTCTTGTGCTTTAAGTGTAGGCTATTCTTTAAAATCTTATACTACTGCATATCCAATTTCAGAATCTTTTTCAAATTTGAATTCATATAGCGTGGAGAAATAGAATGACTGATCAAGCAAAAGAAACAATACAGAATAGTAATGGTGAGCAACCTCGAAAAAGAATACCGTTAGGTTCACGGAATATTTTAACTGCACCGAAAAAGTCCGGATTCGTGCGCCGGTTTGTTAATGATACTGGAGATCGCATTCAGATGTTTAAAGATGCTGGATGGGGAACTGTTGATGATGGTATAACTGCTGGAGATCCTAAAATCGGTAGGCCTTCTAATATTGGAAGTGCAACTAATCCTAGTGTTGGTAATAATCAGCGAGCAGTTCTGATGGAGATCCCAGAAGAGATTTATGAGGCAGACCGCGCCGAATCACAAGCTAATATTACTGCTGTAGAGAATCAAATTAGACGTAACTCTAAAGGTGAAGGTAAAGATGGCTTGTCTGGAAATGTAATTATTTCTTAAATTTTAAATTTTTGTTGAGGTAAAGATATGGCTAATTTAGATACACCTTTCGGTTTTAAACCGGTAAAACATTTGATTGGTGCTCCTTGGAATGGCAAGGCAAATGTTTATTATGTTCCATCGACTGATAATACTGCTCTTTTTATTGGTGATGCAGTTAAAAGTGCTGGTGCTGCAGATGCTACTGGAAAATATCCTACCGTTGCACAAGCTACTGCGGCTGCTGCAATTCGTGGAGTTATTGTAGGTTTTGGTGATAATCCTAATACTATGACGAATCCAGATTATCCGATGCGTCGATATCGTCCTGCGGCTACTGCAATGTATGTATTTGTAGTTGATGATCCTTTTGTTATCTTTGAGATCCAAGAAGACAGTGATGCAAACTCAATTACTGCTGCAATGGTAGGTTTGTCCACTGACATCGTTGTAGGTTCTGGATCTACTACTACAGGCAAATCTGCAATGGAACTTGATTCTAGTGACACTGCTACTGCATTGGGCCAATGTAAGATTTTGCGGGCTGTTAATCGTGATGATAATGATCTTGGTGATTATTGCAAGTGGGAAGTTACCATCATTGAGCATGAAATGTTGGCAGCTACTGATGTTTAATTAGTGTGCTATTAACTTAAACTACTTATTCATCATTTTAAAGGAGATTCATAATGGGTATTATTACTACTAGCAATTTTGCAAAAGATTTAGTGCCTGGTGTAAAAACCTGGTTTGGACAAAAATATAAAGAATATCCAATTGAGTATTTGGAGATTTTTGAAAAAGGAAACTCTACAAAGGCATTTGAAGAGGAAGCTGGTGTAACTGGTTTTGGTCTTGCTGCGATTAAGTCTGAAGGTGCTGGCGTTGCATATGACGAGCAAGAGCAAGGATTTGTTAGTCGCTATACGCATGTAACGTACGGTCTTGGGTTTATCATTACTCGAGAAATGTATGAAGATGGTATTGCCGTTACGGTTGCGTTGAGACGTGCAAATGCGTTGGCATTCTCGATTCGGCAGACCAAAGAGATCATTGGCGCAAATATTCTCAATCGGGCGTTTAACTCTTCTTATACTATGGGAGCTAATTCTGATGGTAAGGAGCTTTGTGCTACTGATCATCCGAATAAGTCTGGTGGTACTTGGCGGAATGAACTTGCTACTGCGGCAGATTTAAGTGAAGCAGCTCTTGAACAAGCATGTATTGATATCTCTGGCTTTACTACTGATCGTGGTCTTAAGATTGCTATCATGCCGCAAAAGTTAGTTATCCCAACTGCCCTTGAGTTTGATGCAATGCGGATTCTTGAATCTATTGGGCAATCTGGTACTGCGAATAATGATATTAATGCACTTAAGGCTTCTAAGAAGTTTCCACAGGGTGTTAAGGTAAATCATTATCTCACGGATGCTGATGCATGGTTTATTTTGACCAATTGTCCTGATGGTCTTAAATACATGGAACGTCGACCGGATGCATTTGGAACTGAGAATGATTTTGACACAGAAAATGCTAAGTTCAAAGCAACTTTCCGTGGTTCATTTGGTTGGTCTGATGCAAGAGGTGTTTTTGGTTCGCCTGGTGCAGCGTAATAACTTGGTGTTCATAAGTGAACGACTAAACTAAGTTACATTAATAGCCGTCTTTGATGACGAGTTGAGGACGGCTTTATCAAATGGGTAAATGAAAGTTAAAATCTTTCAGGCAGTTCTTTGAGACAAGAAGTGTCCCAGGAGAAAAAATTATGGGTTATACAAATTTTCCAAATGGTATTACAAGTATGGGCATTCCATTTCCTGGTGGAGTTCCAATGGGATTGACAAAAGTTCTTTTTGTTGATTATGGGAATGGGTCTGATGGAGTAGCTGAGAAGGATAACTCTCCAGTTAAGCCATTTAAGACAATTGCCAAGGCAATGGGATTAATTACAACTAACAAAAATGAAGGCATAGCCCTAATGGGTAATGCTAGTCATGTATTAACTGAGATGCTTACTGTAAGTAAGAGTCGAGTTCATATGTTTGGTTATGATCCAGGCGGTAGGATGTATGGACAAAATGCAAAAGTTTCTATGGGAGTAACTACTGCTGCAACTGATTTAGGTGCAATACTTAATACTGGTGTACGAAACAGTTTTCGGAATATCAAATTTACCTCTGCAAACACTAAAGCAGAAAGTCTTTATACAGTTCTTGAGGGTGGTGAGTATACTGTTTATGATAACTGTGAGTTTTATAAAGAATCTCTTCTTAGTACTGCTGGAGCATCTGAGTTTGTAATGAATGGAGATTCTACACAGTTGTTTAATTGTACATTTGGTAGCATTGCAGACCTTCAGGTTGGTGACATTATTCGTTCTTCTGTACGAGTAACGAAAGGTCTTGCTGGTACTGGACTTGTTGCAAGGGATGTATATTTTAAATCTTGTAATTTCTGGAAACGTGCTGGTGGTACAACTGGTTCACATGTATATGGTTCTGGTGCAACTGACGTTGAGCGCATTATGGTATTTGATGATTGTACGTTCATTAATGCTAAAAATGCAACCGCCGTTCCTGGACAATGTGTTCAATTTGGGGCAACTTTGACAGTAGGTCAAGTTCTTCTTAAGAATTGTGTTTCTATCAACAATACTAAGTTATCTACTACGACTGGTGTTTTGATTGCTGGAGCTGTTCCTACCTATGCAACATCTGGAATTGCTGTTCAGTCTTAATTTTTAAATAATTTTAACTTTCCACAGTAATATAATGTTTCTGTGGAAATTTAAGTTTATTTAACTTATAAGGATTAATTAATTATGACTTTATCAAATTTTCCAAATGGTATAAGAATTGATGGATTTGTTACTATTGATGAAAATGGGATTATTCTTGATAAAACTGTATTCAATGATTTAAGGATTCCAGTTACTTCTACAAAACTTGGTGGATCAAAAGATCCAGGATTTGCAGTAGTACTTGATAATGGTAGTGGATCTCAAGGAGTTTTTGCTTATTTATTTGATGCTGGTACTGAAGAAGAAATTTATTTTATTTGTCAATTACCACATAACTGGAAAAAAGAAACTTCAATTTATCCTCATATTCATTGGTTTCCAGTTTCAAATGGAAGTGCTGGACAGCAAGTTTCTTGGGGATTAGAGTATAGTGTACAAAAGATTGGAAGTGTTTTTGGAAATAGTACAATTATTTATGGCAATGATGTTTATCCGGTTGTTACATCTTTAATAGCAAAAACTCATTATATAACTTCACTTGGAATAATATCTATGACTGCTATAGATACAATTTCAAGTATGCTTATTTGTAGATTATTTAGGGATGCAACTGCTACTGGTGGAACAGATAGTTATGGAAGTGATGTAGCATTATTGGAAATTGATTTTCATTATGAAATTGATTCTATTGGAACTTTTACTGAGTATCATACATAAATATTTAAGGTGATTATATGAGAGGAAAAACATTAATTGAATCTACAACTGCAGCAGCCAATGCAATTTTAATTATTGATAATCAAAACATGAATGGATCACTTTCAATAGTTGGACTTGTTGTTGCAGAAAGTGTTGCTATTCAAATTCCTAAGGTTGCAAGTCCTGCAAAAGATACTGATGCTGATTGGACGAATTATGTTTATGATAGTACTACTTATGTACTTAATGCAACTAATAATCGCATTAGTCTTCCTTTCCGTGGAACATATCGGATAGCTAAGCCTGAAAGTATTGGAAATGCTTTCGGTATAAAGTTTGAATAAGGTTTAAATAATGCTTAGCTCATCTATTGTAAATTCATTACAATCTTCCATGGCTGGAATGTATAGATATGGTGGCAACTCTCTACAATCTGGCTACATCGCCAGGTGGGTTGAAGGGGTTGATATTATCGGAGAATCAAGCATAACCCTTACCACCGGAACTTTTGCCGATTTACTGGCGGCGTCATGGGCGTTTCCAGACACGACCGTAATGCGTACCCTCGACACGCTGGAGGGTGGAGGTGTGTTTTTTGATGGCTCGGATACCCCGATAGTCAGGTTTGGCATTGAATGGTATGAGCTGCTAAACACATCGTTTGTGTGGATCGGCAGGAGAGGGATTGTTGGCTACGACGAGACACAAGCGGCAAAATCAGCACAGATTATTCGATATCTTGGCGCACCGGACTCGGACCTGTATTTAGGACAGGTTGCGACTCATGCCGGTGTACCTACATCAAGTGTTGACTCAGCTCAACAAATAATGAGCCGCAGTTACCATGTTACGAACCAGGATCTCACTGGGATGCGTTTAGTTTTTGATAGTTTTTATGGGGAAGAAGTAGCACACGGTGGTGATGCGACAATCAAGGCAAGCATTGAGTACCCAGCTGGTACATTTACTCTGGTTACATTCGCAGTGGGTGCGGCAAGCGGAACAATACCGAGTGGCAGCAATATCATAAGTGATGTTGTTGATGTTGATATCCCAGCAAATGCCGCGTTTTATGTTCGCTCGTTCCTAACCTCCGCAACACGAATTGTCTATAGGATTTGCACAAACCAGGTAGCCGCAGGACTAGGTGAGGGGGCACAGTATGGAGTTACTACTCCAGATTTAACTGCCGGGGGTGCAGTGGCTCAACGGAACATTGTTTATACCCCATCTGCAATTATAGCCCCGACAAGAAAAGATTCGGTATTGGTTCTTGGGGATAGCCGAAACTCTCCTGGTAAAGACAGCGGTACCGTCGGTAACACCAACTATGGTCAGGTATCTCCAGTGCTTTTCAATCTGAAGATACCATTCATTTCTGCTGCAATTCCAGGCGGAACTGCCGGGGTTTTGGCAGGTGTGAACGGGACAATTAGGTGCGTCCTATCTAATTATACAAATAAGGTTATTTGCGCCTGTGGGGAAAATGATCGTAAAACTAACACCACCAGCCAAGTTCTGGCTTTGCTTGCGTCAGTTAGGGCCAGACTCAATACCCGTAACACTGTTCATCAGACAACTATAACCCCATACACCACCTCAACAGATAGTTGGGCGACGGTCGAAAACCAAACAATTAGCTATGCGTCAACGTATGACACATTAAACGCGGCAATACGGGCTGGAATATCTGGTAATGGTAGTTTTATCGAGATTACGAGATTAGTGGAATCAACTACTGATTCTGGTAAATGGACTCCTGGCTACACAGCTGACGGAGAACACGAAAATCATACTGCATGTGCGGCGATTCATGCGATTGTTGTTATGCCTACGTTCGTGTGATTGATTAGAAACGAACACCAACCAAAACGAGGAAATTATGATCAGGACAATTCTTTTAATCGCGGTTTTGACGATGCTTTCAGGGTGTGCTGGCAATCAAACCGACAGACTCGCATTCATGGGGGCATTTTCTGATGCCGTAGCAAATTGCAAAGGAGAGGCTGGTTGTGTGGCTTCAATGAATGCTGCTCTTTATACGGGGATGTTCACAAAGAATGAGGATTCTGTAACAGGAATTATTACCTCGGCCCTGCCGTGGGGAAATCTTGCGCTTGAGGTTTTCCGGACGGTTTATGGTGGTGGGGGAAGTGGCCAAGGCTTTAACCTGAATCGCAGCAACAATAATACCTTTATTGGATTTAACCAAACTTCTGCTAAAGGATATGCACAGATTGATAGCCCATTTACTGCGACTACAGCTATCACCAAAACGCAGTCCTGGGAGAATATGTATAACCCCAGCACCGATAACAGTCGAGTTACTGGACAATAGTTATGAAAAAAGATTGGTGTACATTATCACCTGACTCTCCATTTAGTTATGATATAAGTTTTTGATGAAGGGTTCATGATGAGGATTATGAAGAGCAACTAATTGATCGATTGTCTGCAGATATGAAATTGCTCTTTTGAATTACTCGTGCAAGCAATCTGGAGATTGCTAAAACTTATTTTACTTTTGTCAGATTATTTGGTATGGTCTTTTGGATCAAGGCGAAAATGATTAAAAGGTATAAAGAAAGGAGAGCTCATGGATAAAATGGTGGCTATGCTTGGAATTAAATATTTATCAAATAAACTTGATGGAAAAAACACTTTAGCTGGAGCGATAGTATTATTGCTTGTAGGAATAGTGAAAATTATCATGGGTTTTGTAATGTTTGCGAAACTTATTTGGCCTACTTTAAATACTCCTGAAATATCAGGGCCTGTAGATATTGATATGGCTTGGAAATCTATTGAATTAGGAGCAGCAAGTTTTGGTTTAGGTTGGACGGCAATTGGTCTTGGGCGGAAGTCAGAAAAGATTAAGGATGTTATTTCTGAATCTACTAATCTTTAATCTAAAAGGCTCTTTACATGACTGATCGTAGAAAATTATCTAATGAAGACATTCAAGCTTTTATTGAAGCATTAAATGAAAATGATAGTCATTGTCGATTTAATGGAATTGATCCTAAAAGAATGCTTGCTTCTATTGAATTTACGGAAGCTATTGTTACTGCAGTAAATGATAGTAAAAAGACAGTAAGAAATACATTAATAAAATTGTTACTTGCAGGTATTATAGGACTTCTTGTTCTTGGAGCTGGAGTAAAACTTAAAACGGTTATTGCACCATGAAGGATAAAAACATATTATATCGTCTTAAAAGTTTGCTTGCAAAAGAAAAACTTATCTTAGTAAAAGATGATGCAGGTATAATTGATCCAAAAGGTATTGATGCAAAGATCAGAGTTCAAGCTATAAAATATTGTATTAGAATTGTTAATGAGGAATTAAACAATGTCATATAAGCCAGGTGATTATTTTGTTATTTGTGATCAATGTGGATTTCAGCGATATGCGTCTGACTGTAGAATGACTTGGGATAAGTTATTTGTTTGTGCAGATACTTGCTGGGAAGAAAAGCATCCACATTATACTGATCCTAAACCACTTGGAGATAAGCAAAGTGTTCCAGTATATCGGCCAGAACCAACTGAAAGTTTTATTGATCCTAATAATCCAATAACATCAAATGATTTATAATCTTGGAGAATTTTAATGTTAAGAACTGATTATGCATTTGATGCAAGTGAAGGAACAATAACTTTTACTGATTCTGTAATTGAAGCAAATATTGAAGTTATAATAAATGCTACTGATGAAGTTACTATTTATAATTCAGTTTCTTCAGTAAATACAGGCACACTTGTTGGACAAGTTTTTACGCTTGTCTATGATACTGCCACAATGTCTGATACTGATGAACTTCAGATTTTTTATGGAGATTCTGTAGTAGCAACATCTACACATACTTTTAAATCATTAATAGATAGAGCTAATATTATTGTTAATGATACTAATTTATTTACTTCTTTAGGTGATTTTATTAATCAAGGAGTTTATGAAATTGCTGGAGGTATGTCATCATTATTAGATGGAATTGATAACCCATTACCAAATTCATTAACACCACCATTACCTGACTTGTTTACAATAACTACTGTATCTACAGGTGTAAATGCTTATGTAAATATGCCAGCAAACTTTCATCGTGACTTACAATTTGTTTCATCTTCTACTGGAAGTGAAATAGATATTGCTGATTCATTTATTGAATTTACAGAAACTTATCCGTTATTAAATAAATCTGGTAAAGTTTCTGAAGTTATTGAACATGGAAATAGATTATATTATCAAGGTATTCCAACAACGAGTGAATCATTAACAATTCATTATTATAGAAAACCAGTTACTATGGTTGCTGATGGAGATTTTCCAGATGGTATTCCTGAACATTTACAAGTATCATTGTTAGTAAATTTTGCTATTTGGAAAGCTCAAGAAATTCTTGAGGATGGTGTAGAAGGAGAAACTCCTAATACAATTAAATATAAAAAACTTTTCCTTGAAGCTATGAGAACACTTGAATTATCTATACCTGCTTATACTCGTGGATTAATGCTTAGGTAAAATACTTATTATGACTGATCCAATCAAAATTATTTCTAAATGTGCTGGAATAAATAATAAAGTAGATCCTAAATGGTTACGTCAAAATGATCCTCAAACGGGATTAACTGATTTAGCTGAGGGAGTTAATGTTGATGTTGATGATGCATGGAAATTGTCTGTAAGATTAGGGCAGATATCTTTATCAACAATAGCTTCACATTCTTTATTTCAAAATAAAGGAGATGCATTTGTCGCTCAAGATAGAACTAGTGACGCTGCACTTTATAAGATTAATAATGATTTTTCATTAACAGGTGTACGCTCTGGTTTAGTTAAAGGGGCATATTTTTCATATGCACAGGTAGGAGATCAAACATATTATACTAATGGTGTTCAGAATGGAGTTATTACTTCCGGAACGTCAGCAGCTTGGCCTGATCAAGCTACTCATGTAGGAGCAAATACTACTAGAGAATTTTATCCTGCTCCAGTTGGTAATCATATTGAGTATTGGTTAGGTATGATGTGGATAGCAATTGGTAATATAGTTTATGTTTCTGAGCCATATGCTATAGGAAAATATAACTTAGCTAAAAAATTCTTTCTATTTGGTGCTGACATAGTAATGATGAAAGGAGTTGAAGGAGGAATTTGGATCAGCACTAATGAAGAAATTGGTTTCATTCGTAAAGCAGATCTTTTTAAAGATTTAACATGGATTGCTAAACCTTCTCGCAGACCTGCTCATGAGTGGTCAGTAAACTGTCAGCTTGTTGACCTGAGCGATTCAATTCTCAAGCTTCCTGGTGAATCTGCAATGTGGTCAAGCGATGATGGGCTGTGCGTAGGAACTGAAGATGGTAGGATAATTGTAGTGACTGAAGACAAGTTAATTTATCCAACAGGCGCAACCGGTGCGACTGTGGTTTATAATGGAGTTTGCATTAATACAGTAGGTTGAGGTGATATATGGCTGAAAATTATTCGACAGGATTTGTAAATAAAAAAAATGTTACTGGCTGCGTAAAAGATATTATGGCTGATGGTGTTGTCGCTTGGTTTAACGGCGCACAACCTGCAAACGCTGATGCTACAGAAGGTACAGTTGATCTTCTTGCATTATTTACTTTATCTGCTGGAGCATTTACTGGTGGGGTATCTACTAATGGCCTTAATATGGGCACATCTACTGCTGGAGTATTATCAAAAGCATCTGCGGAAGAATGGAAAGCATTTGGAACAGCAGCAGCTGGGCCTTTACCTGGAAAAGCTGCAACGTGGGGTAGATGGTACGACAACTCATATACAACTGGTGCAGATACTACGTCGGCTCGCGTTGACTTTGCAATAGGCACAGGATCTACGTATGAAGGACAGGTTAGCAACACTATCGTAGTAGAAGACGAACCTATCGTTATTGATGAATTTTACCATACTGAATTAAAGTCGTAAGTATATAATCACATGAATATTGTATATTTAGATGCACCGAAAGCATCTTTAATAAGTAAGACGTGGAATCGAGGTAGATTTTTTCTTGAGTCATATTTACCTCAAATACAGTCTTCGGCGACAAATCCATCTGTAGTAAATATTGGATTAAGAGCGAGAAGACCTAGTTTGGTATTTCATGCAGTAAATCCAAGACATGCTATAGTTAGTCTGACAGCAAAAACAGCAAATCTTTATATGCACGCATTTGTAAATAAAAGATCGATATACTCATTGCAATCTAACGCAAAACTTTATTTTAGAGCAACCAATCCGAAAGCATTTGAGCCTATAAGATTCAGGCGGTGTGGTGCATGATTCCACCTAAGATAATACTCACCAACAGGTCAGCCTTCGAAGCATCGTTTATTGGATATGCAAAAAGTGTGCTTGCTGAACTAAATTCTTCATTAAATTTCCAAGGACTTCAACAAGGAACAAGTGAAGTATCACCTAATGACGGAGTGTTAATTGAAGTAGCGAAGCATTTTTCTCTTGAAACAATACGAATAACAGTTGATGAAAGTAGCTATCTGCAAGAAGAAAATGTTAAAGATAAAAAAGAAATAGGAAGTAAGCTCGATAACAGGTTTTTTGTTCGTGTCGGAAAATCCAGTGATGTAGACCTTGACGAATTAGGACATGTTACCAGAGACGACACGAGATATTATTGGATAGATTTCTTTTATAACACTGAAGCACCTGCAATATCTGATCAAATAGCATTCTATGAAACTGGAGAATTATACGGAGTTGTTGAAACAGATGACACAATTTATTACAACGAGTCTCGTAATGTAAGTGATGAAACATTTCTGCAAGCAGTTACCATGCTTGATTATATGTTTTTCAACTACACCAGATCGTTTGACATGGAAGCAGCTAATCCGACAACCGGAATAATTAAAAAAGATAGGTTTGTGGCTGGATATAATTTCTTATCAGTTGGAGACAACATAATATATGCTCCGATAATTCCATTACCAGGAGGAGGGGAATGGGATTATGACGCAGAATGCAGCAAAAATCCTCAAAATAGGTTTTTTGTAGATTTAGAATCTCGGACATTGTGTTGGTATCACGTAATACAAAAATGGCTTATAACAGAACCGATAACTCACACTGAAGCTACTGGATCTATGGCAGGAGGAATAGCGTTTATAGATATTTCAACTGATGGTGATTGGGAAGTTTCATCATATACTACGTTTTCAATTACAGGGGATGTTGGGGATGATTACTCAATAACGACAACCGGAAGCGATTCACTCCGCGAACCAATTGGCATACTGTCTGATATTACCGAGTTAAACAGGTCTGGAATATCGTTGACGCTACCACTGGAATCAACCCCATTGAACGTCGTGTGTGTTATTGATTCAGGGGTTAATGTTGATTCATGCACTGCATCAGGCTCAATGTCAACATTTAAATGTGTCTCAAATGGCTATTCGCAATATACATCCGCAGAATACGTCTACGAAAGCGGAGAGTTGGACGATATTTTAAAAGCTGATACAGCGATAGATAATTCATATACAGTCGATGACTGCGGCTCAACCCCACCAGCGTGCCCATCGTATGACGTTTACGAGGTATGGGAGGACGGAACAGATTATTACGAAACTCACGCCGCATGGTCTGAGTTGCTAGTCCGAATGTCGATATATGGAATCGATGCTGCTGGATATACAGACGTGCTTAGAGGAAGAAAAAGCGGCCAATATGTTGAAGAATGTTATACATTAATACACTGGTGCCACCAGCAGAGTGGGTACTGTGCAACAAGGGTAGGATCATTAACGGCAGCTAGATCAATTACCGCGAGTGTAACTGGTGGATTTGGACTGAAGCAGGACGTTCAGATTCCGATGCAGAATGTGGTATTATTAGATTCAACCCTGGCGGTTGCTGTCAATACCACGATTGAGAGGAGAGTTACCGGCCCTAGTGCAAAATTTGTGTATTACGATATGGCGCAAACATTTGCCAATTGGAGTGTGGATAACCCATTTTACCTCCCACCTCCAAGCCCTTATGCAGTAAGCACCATAACATACCCGTATGGGTACACAATTGAAGATCCGGCTAATATTCTCCCATTAGATGATTTCCCTGTGGCAGTCCCTCCACTAGAAGCACAGATAGCATCAAGTATATGGGCCAAGACTTCGACGCACAATATTAACGAGTCAACAGACAACGACCTGTGTGTTATTTATGAATGCCCAGATACTTTCACAGCTTCAGGTATTCTCACAGTTGGAATATTCGACGACAGGTGGAGCGAAGGCAGTCAGGGTATAGTAATAGCTGTTCGTTCTTCTGTAGCTGGACAAACAGAAATCTACCATGATGGGGTTGCAAAACTTTCAGCAATTTTAACTGCTCTTTCGCGAGATGGATTAATTGGAGCAGAAGATCAATTGTTTGATATAGGATTAATATAAGGAGATTATTATGGGAACATTCGTTGATAAATTGCCGCAAACCCCGTTTACTTTTGGAACTCCGAGCATTGCAGGAACAGGCTCGGAAGAGACTAAAGCCTTAGTCGAAGCTAAATTCAACGACTCACTAGAAAATAGTGATTTGATGCTGGAGCGGCTTATAGGCACCGGAGGCTACTTAGAAACACTTAATACATTGCTTAATGGCCCGATTACATGGGCTGAAGTTTCTCCTGATAATTCGGTGTTTCCTACGCTACTTGCTCGTTTGCTAACTGACTTGGAAGATGGTGCAACCGGAGTAAATGCTACTGTTGAACAAGCATACATCGACCGAGCGCAAGCCAGGCAAGATATTATTGACGATAAGCAGGAACAAGAGACTCTTGAGTTCTTTTCAACTAGAGGTTTTACCCTACCGACTGGTGCAATGCAAGGAGCAATTGCAGAGCTTGCCAATGAACGAGCAAGAAACCGTACTGACCTTAATGAGAAGACGCTTATTATGCAGGCTGAACTCGCTCAGAAGAATAGCCAGTTCATTATAGGCATGGCAAAAGATCTTGAGCAGATACTTCGTAATTTTGCTAATGAGGTTAATAATAGGGCACTTGAGTATGCAAAAGCTATCGCAGGGTTGAGAGAAAAGATTGCTGAAGCAATGGCTAATATTGGAATGCAATCAGTAGCTTCTTGGGCTGGATCGTTTCATGCAAGTGCTGGATTGTCACATAGTACTGGTGTAAGCCGCAGCGAGGCGTTCGGACATTCTGAGACTCGTCAGGTTGGATATTCAATAGGAAATACCTTGAATGAAGGCCATGATTATAAGGAGGCATAATGTCAAGTACTGTTAGAACTAATCTTAAGAATAATGCTTCTACTCAATATAGTAATTTTGATTTTCAATCAATGGCACTTATTCATGGAATACCACTTGGTGCTGGTACAGTTGGTTTAAGAAAATTATGTTGTGGAGCTGATGATGCAGGAACAGATATTTCAGCATATTTTATAACTGGTTCAAGTATTTTAAACTGGATGGGCAAGAAGAAGAATCGTTTTATATATCTTGGTGTAGAAACAGATGGAGTTATTATTGTTACACCTATAATTGATGGCGCTAATGGAACTCCAATAACATTTACTCCAAATAGTACTGAAAAGCAGTTTATGAAAATGTCTGTACCAAATAATAATATGGGTTATTATTGGGGATATAAAGTTGAGAATGTTAGTGGTTGCTGGTTTTCTTTAGATGAAGTAACAGTATTGCCTACTTATTTAAGTAAAAGAAGATAATAAAAATTAATATTGGTGATAAAATGGCATTAGATAATATACAAATTACTGATGAAGAAAAAGAAAGAAAACGTAAGGAAGCAATCTTTCAAACAGATATTAAAAGCAATACATTACCTGGAGTTGAATCACCAATAGTTAAGCCAGAACAATTAGTGCCTAAAGATAATGTTTTACAAAATATTAATACCACTCAGGAAGATCATGGAAAAATAACTAACATGACACCTATTGAACTTGCTGGATTAGGAACGACATTAAAAGCACCAGTAATAAATGAAACTCAAAATAATAGACGAGATTTAGAATTAGGTAAAATGACATCATCTACTGATGGAAATATAAATACTTATAACATTGGTGGTAATACTCTTGCATATAAATTGAATGATGCTGATAAACTTAAAAATAATATTTCAAAGATGGATGAAATTATATCTACTGGTGTAGATCCAGGCACAGGAAAACCAATTACACTTGATCAAATAAATAAAGTTAAGCAAATAAAAGAACAAGCAAATACATTTGTGCCTGAAAGTACTGTAGTTGAAAAACCATTAGGTTTAAAAAATATTAATTCTAATCAAGGTGGTAATTTATCTGTATCATTTGATAGTTCTATTTCTCCTGAAGCTAAGAGTGCTTTTCTTGAAAAACCAGTGCAGCCTTTAGCACAAATAAATAGATATAATACTCAAAATAATTCTAATGATCAAGGAATGTTAGCTGCAGAAAATGTAAGTAAGATTCTTAGTCGAGGCAAAAGTGCAAATACTCCTCCTGAACTTTATTCGCCTGGAGAATCAAGTAAAACTTGGGACGATGCAGTTAGTGAAGATAAAAAAGTTATTGAAAGTGCTACTGCAAGAAGAGACTTTTATAGAAATCAGGATGATGTTCGTGATAGAGAAAAAACTAGATTAGCGGCAGACACAACTCTTTTAGGATATCAAAATCAAAAAGATATTGCTGATTCAACTAATCTTAGAAATTTGCAGCAAGCACAATTAAATGCAAATACACAACTTGCTGGATTTAAAAACTTAAAAGATATTTCTGAAAGTGAATCAAAAGTTAACTTACGAAATCTTCAAGCACAGGCTGCAATAGAGAAAGCTGCTCCAAAACCAATTGTAGTTAAAGTACCTGATGGACTTGGTGGGACACGAGAAGAAGTTATGATAGCTAATTCTGAAGGTAAATATGTTAGTGGTATGGCAAAATCATCAAATCCAAATGATATTATCAATTCAAATCCGGCATACAAAAAAGCATTTGAATCTGCTTCTCCAGAAAAAAGAATTGAAATGATGAAAAAACTTAATGAAAGACTTTCAGCAAGATAATATAAAATTTATCTAAAGGATTGATAATGGCTGATAATTACGATGATATTTTTGGTATTTCTTCGGAACAAGAAAATACTGCTTCTGGAGAATTTGATGATATTTTTGGTATTACTAAATCTAATGTAAATCCTGATACGCCTGATTTTAAACAAGGTATTCAGAGAGGTTTGCAGAATCTTCAGGCATCTGCTTATGGTGCAACTGCACTTGCAGGTGAGGGACTTAAAAATCTTGGTGCTGAATCAGTAGGTGAATCAGTTAAAGATTTTGGTCTTGAAGGATACAAGCGTAATATTGAAGAGGTAAAACAATATCCTGCAAAGTATTCTTTTAAAGATGTTTATACTGGTGATGCAGGCGTTGGAGGAACTATTGATTATGTTCAAGGAACTCTTGGTGAATTAGTTCCGAGTATGGTTGAAGCTGGAGTTGGTGCACTTGTTGGATCTGCTGTAGCTCCTGGTCCAGGTACTGTTGCAGGTGGTGTAGCTGGTAAAACAATTCTTAAGAAAGGAATTGAAAAAGCTACAGAACAAGCATTGAAACGTAGTGTAGGTGAGCTTGCTGAAGATCAAATAAAGAAGCAAGTTACTAGTCAGGCACTGAAAAAACTTGGTGCTAAAGCTGGTATTGGAGCTGCTGTAATGCCAGTAGAGTCTGGTGGTATGTATGGAGAATTGTTAGCAGAAAAAGGAATTGATGCACCTGGAACAGCAATGCTTTTTGGTTCTTTAGCAACTGCATTAGAGTTCGCTGGTGGTAATAGTAAGTTGGTTGATACTCTTGTTGATGCTATTAGTAAAGGGGCAACTGGAACTATTAAGAAATCAGCAAAAGAACTTTTAACTAATATTCCACAAGAAGCATTACAAGAAGGTAGTCAGGAAGCTCTTAATATTCTTAATACTGTAGTTAATACTGATGAAAAACTTTTAACTGCTCAAAATATTGAACGAATTGTTGAAAGCATGGCTGCTGGTGCAGTAGGTGGCGGAGCTGGTGCTGGAGTTAATGCAGTATTTTCTGGTCAGGCAAAAGATGCTAAATTAAAAACTGATCAAGAGATTGAATTAGATAGACGTGCAGCGAATATTCTTAATCTTGAAAAAGATCAACTTAATGATAGTGTTCAAAAACTATCTGTTGATCTTAAATTAAATCAAGAAATTCTGAATGATGTTGATAAACTTGAAGCTAAGGCAAGAGAATTAAATATTGAACCTGCTGAATTGTTATCAAAGACTGTTTATGAGAATAAGAATAATCAGGTTTTACTCGATAAAATTAATGCAGGAATAAAAGCTAAGGAAGAATTAGTTAAGAAAGAATATGAAAAACTATCTCCTGAAGAAAAAGCAATCAAAGATATTGAGAATAAGTTTACTGCCCAACGTGAAGAAAACAGGCAAAAAGTAATTGATGAAGCACAAAAGATTAATACTGATCTTGACGCTATTAATAAAAGAGAATCAATTGCTGTTGATCAATATGCTAAAGAAACTGATCCTGAAAAGAAAAAACTAATCGCTGATCGAGTTTTTAATCTTCGAAAAGAGAAGAATACTCTTACTGATAAACAGAAAGACATTGTTGAAAATAAATCATTTGCTCCATATACAACTCGTGAAGAAAGACAAAAGATTTTAAATGATCTTTTTGGTACAGTAAATGTTGGTGATAAAGTTGGAATTGAAAAAGATGCAATTGACTCAGCGAAAGTATTTCAGGAAGAATTAAGTTCAAAAAATATTGCTGATTATGTTAATCATATTAATAATGTTAAGGCTGAAGATAGGAAGCAATATCTTGATCAGTTAATGACTAAGGTTAATGTTGAACCAAATGCAGAAAAGATTGCGGAGTATACTGATTACATAAAAAATAATCTTTCTGATATTGTTAAGCAAGAAGAAGCTGCTAAAGCACAAGAAGCAGGTGAGAAGTTTTATACTCAGCTTTTTGCTGAGGAAAAACGTCCTTTTAATGTTGATGCTTATAATGAAGTTACGACAAAGTCTGCTGAACAATCTGCTTATGCATTTGAAAAAGCAGGTATGGGTAAAGGTCAGACAAGTTCGTTCACTGATGAACGGCAAGTTCCATTGACCGACCAACAACAAATTCTTGTAGATAAGAACAACTTTGAAATTGCAAAGTTAACAGAACAATTAAATAAAACAATTGATCGAACTGAAAGAATAAATTTCTTAAATCAGATTGATACATTAGAAAAAGATAATGCATTAATACGAACTTCAGTTGAGCAGTTTGATACTTTTGAAGAATTAGGAAATGATCCTGCAAATGCATGGTATTCTGCACTTGAAAATGTTGTGAAAGGATTTCAGCAGAAGCAAGCAACTCCTGATCAATGGAAAGGAATGATTAAGAACTATCCTGGTATTAAGCAGGAAGAACTTGATTGGATCGGCTTGAATGAATGGCTTGATAAGCAAGAAGGAAAAGTAAGTAAAGATGCTTTGATGAATTTTATTCAGGAAAATAATGTTCAGCTGGAAGAAGTTACTATAAGAGAAACAAATACTCAGTACTCTGATGCTAAGCTTCCAGGTGGAAAAAATTATAAAGAACTTTTAATTACTATTCCTGAAATACAAAATACTGCAAATGAAGAATATAAAAATTTTTACCAAAAAATGGTAGAAAAATATAACGAAGGAAATTATTTTAAGCTGGAGGAAAAATTAACAAAAGAAGAAACTGATAAATTAGATGAATTAGATAAAAAAGCTATTAAACTTTCTAATAGTAATTATACTTCAGCTCATTTTGATGCACCAAACATTTTAGCTCATATTAGATTTGATGAAAGAACTGATTCTGAAGGTAATAAAGTTTTATTCATTAACGAGGTTCAAAGTGATTGGCATCAGGCTGGGAGAAAAAGTGGTTATCAAACTAAAAATCAAATTACTACAACATCTGAATTAAATCGTATTGAGCAGAAATATCCTAATACTGATTTTCAAGCATATTTAATGGGCTATCCTGATGCATTGCCTCTTGTTGAGCAAGGAGTATCTAAAGAAGATGCAGAACTCTATGAGTTAATTGCTACGGATCAAAGTAATTTACCTGATGGACGTAGTGATATTCCAGACGCTCCATTCAAGAAAACATGGCCTTTACTTGCAATGAAGCGAATGGTCAGATATGCTGCTGAGAATGGTTTTGATAAAATCTCTTGGCCAAGTACACTTCAACAAATAGAACAAATTGAAAGTTGGCCAGAAATAGAAGCAAGAGAAAGTGATTTAGGTCAAGGAACTTCTTATTTTGTTGGTGATTATAGAAACGTATCTTCTATTGTTAATAGATATCTTGTTGACTTACCAAGAATGTTGAATAGTGAATTCAATCGTGGTAAGTGGGGAAATGCAAAAGTTGAAAAGATTGAGATTCCTCAAGGAGAGTTAAATACTTTAACAAATAAATATTATCAGGATGGTTATGAAGCTAATACATTAAATGTTTTTTCTTTACCAATCACTGAGAGAATGAAAGCTAAAGCTCTCAATGAAGGTATGCCAATGTTTGAATTGTCGAATGGACAAGCTTATAATCCATCAGCAAGTATAAAACAAGAAACAAACCTTGGCAATATTCTTTCTGCAGTAAAATCTGCTGAAGGCCTAACTGGCCAGCTTGCAAACTTTATTGCAGACTTCATACCTGAATCCAAGCTTGATATCAAAGTAATAATTGATCCATCAGTTAGAAGTGCAAATTATGTAGCAGGAAAAGTAAACACTATAACTCTGCGTGATCCGTCACAATTAACTAGCTCAATTCATGAAATCACGCATGCAGTTACTGCACGTGAAATGATTGCGAATCCAGCAATCAGAGATCAAGTGAAGCTCTTGATGGATCGAGTAAAATTGAAAGCTATTAAAGAAGCTATTATTACTCCAGCACAAATGAGTTTGATTGAAACTGAAAAATCAAGTTTAGGATATAAAGAAAATCTGAAAGGTAATTTTAAATATGATAGTGTTGCATATGGATTGCTGAATGAATTTGAATTTCTTGCACAAGCAATGGGAAATGAACAGTTTCAGACTTTGCTGAAAGCAACTACTATTGCTGATAAAGGAGTTTTGCGAAATGCCTGGGATGCCTTTGTTGAAGTGGTAATGAAAGCATTGGGGATACAAGGAACGAATAAGAATGTTTTTGGTGAAACATTAAGCATTATTGCAAAGTTGGCTAGTCAGGAGAATATTAATCAAAGTAATCAAACTATTAATGAATCTTACGAATCTCTTGAAATCGAACAACGTTTACCTCAAAGTGATTATGATGCAGTATATGCAGAAAAGAATAATCTCTTGAAGAATATTGTCCAACAGGCAGGAATAAAATACCATGAAGTAAAGTTACTTGCTGATAAAGCTCTAGGCTCTATATCAACTCGACTTAAGAAAGTTGATCCTGAACTTTCAGAACACCTGAGATGGCTTGATTTTAAAACTAGTCAAAAGATCATTGATGTTCTAAAGACTGCAAAGCCATTGCTTGATGCAACTAAAGACATGTCACCAGTTGATAAGAGTGAATGGAATTGGGCTAGACTAAATTCAGACACAGGAAAGATTGAAAGGATTGAGAGTAAGTATGGACTGACTGATCAGGTAAAATTGCTTCGATCTAAGCTTGATCAAATTCGTGCTGATGCAATTGAAGTTGGATATGATGTAGGTTTTGTTGAAGATTACTGGCCGCGTGTAATCAAAGACACTGAAGGCTTCCTGCAGGCAACTCAAGGAATTTCTCAGCGTGCTGAATTTACTGAAGCAATCAGATCTGAAGCAAAGAAACTCGGAATAACTCAAACACAATTTGAACGAGAGTTTCCTGAAGTTAAAGCAGACATAATAAGTAATATGATCTTAGGTAGGCATTATGGTATTGGTGGGCCTGGCAACATTAAAGCTCGTGTATTTGAAACTATTCCTAAAGTATGCAAAATTCTACATGGATGCTGATGCGTCTTTGATGCAGTATGTTTACAGTATGACTAAGAAGATCGAGGCTAGGAAATTCTTTGGTAAAGTTCCAGAGAGAATCAGCGCTCTTAAAACATCTAGCAAACGAAAGAATGCTGAATTGATAAAATTTACTCAGCTTGCTGATATGGCTCAGACAGAAAATCCTGAAGCTTTTACAGAATATCAAGATAGAATTATTGAGCTGAATGAAGACCTTGCAAGAATTGATCAGAGTTTAAATATGTATAAAATCCAACGTGATTATACTGAAAACATTGGTGCTTATATTGATGAAATGCGTGTAGCTGGTAGGATTGCTCCGAAAGATGAAAAGACAGTTAAAGACATTTTAACTGCAAGATTCAATGAGCATGGAACTACTGGTGTAGTTAATGCATTTAAGAATGCTGCATATATTGATGTTATGGCGAATCCTGCATCAGCAATAACTCAGATAGGTGATCTTGCCTGGGCAATGTATGTAGGGAAGGTATGGACGCCGAGTGGATTTTTAGGAACAGTAAGAAATCTTGGTAAAGCAGTAACTGGCAAGTCTGAAGTAACTAAAGAGGATCTGGGATTTGAAAGAATTGCTCAAGAGTTTGCTGATGGAACTACATTAGGTAAGGCAGTTAGTAAAGCATTTAAACTTGTAGGACTGGAGAAGGTTGATTCAATTGGTAAAGAAGTATTAATTAATAATGCACTTGATCAATATAAGGCTGAAGCCAAACGAGATCCTGAAGCCCTGGCTAAGAAGATCAAGCCAACATTTGGAAGCAAATCTCTTGATGTTGTCCAGGAAATTCTAGCTGATGTTCCAAGTGATAATGTGAAGATGTTGCTTTATTCAAAAGTGCTTGATTTTCAACCAGCAGCACTTTCTGAAATGCCTGAATTTTATCTCAAGGCTGGTAATGGTCGAGTTGCTTATATGCTCAAGACTTATACCATTAAGCAATTTGATGTTTTCAGAAGGGAGGTTATTCATAATCTTAAGTCTGATAATCCACAACAGAAGATTCAAGGACTTACGAATATGGTTCAACTGTTGGCATTGCTTACACTTGCTAATGCTAGTGCAGATGAATTAAAAGATTGGATGCTTGGAAAAGAAACTAGATTTGCTGATAATGTAATTGAGAATTTACTTACAATGGGAGGAGCTTCTAGATTTACCAGAATGCAAGTATCTAAGGAAGGATTTGGATCAGCAATGTTGCAGCAGGTTTTACCACCGATGAAGTTCATCAATTCTGCAAGTAAAGACTTAGCAGAAGGTTATGATAATTATGTCTCTGGTGATACCAGTAGCTTTGATCATGCAAGAATAATTGATTCTATTCCTGGATTAGGTAAGTTGTATTATTGGCATTATGGGAGAGGAGAAGAGAATAAGAAATCATTAGCTGAGAAAGACTTCTCTGAAGCAACGAAAGCTGCAGACTTGTTCAAAAAACAGCTTGAAAATTCTACTGATAAAAGAACCTTCATTGAAGCTAACCTAGATCGGTTTAAGCAAATGAAGTTACAGGAGAATTTTCAAGCAGCATTGAACAGAAATAAGGCGGTTATTAATAAGTTAGAAAAACTGCCAAGTACAGAAAATGTCCAAATGAGACTTGGTCAGTTAAAGGATCAGAGAGAACAGATTTTGAAAAAGTATATTGATGTAGCAAAGACGATTCAGTAATTAATAAATAGGATGTGGAGAAATCTGCATCCTATTCTTTTTTCAGCTTTTTCAGCAACTTTATTATTTTCTTCAAGGTAAGTTTCTTTGGAAGAATTTGAATTTCTTCAAAAGCTATATCGGTGGTAAAACCTGCTGCAGCATTGCTGATCCAAATCCTTCCTTAGATACCTGCATCCTAGTAAATCTAGAAGCTCCTCCCATTGTAAGTAAATTCTCAATTACATTATCAGCAA